GACAGTAAAGTCATTAGATGGTGTTGAGATTGCATCTGTTAAGGCAAGCGGCAAGGTAGTAGAGATGGGCAAGGACTTTACCGGCATTTCTCGTGTTATCCAGGATTTGCCGTATGGATTTAATGCGATTGCCAACAACTTGACAAATATACTCCCGGCTGCCGGAGCTTTGGGTTTGGGTATTTCTGCACTTGTTGCCGGATTGCAGTTTGCTTCATTGGGGTTTGGGGCATGGACAAGAGGATTGGATGGAGCAAAGAAATCAACTGAAGATGCTGCAAAGGCAAATGAAGATTATGTTAATTCACTTGCCAAAGAAAAAACGCAGTTAGATTTATTGTTCCGTACTGCTTCCAATGCCAATCTTCCAATGGAAGCAAGAGTCAACGCGATAAAAACCCTAAGAAATGAAATGGGGGCATATTTGAAAGATGTTACAGATGAAAAATTATTAGCCGGAGAGGCGGCAGATGCCTATGAAAAATTATCAGTAGCCATTGTCAAAGCAGCAAAAGCAAGGGCAGCACAGTTAAAAATACAAGCAAAGCAATCTGAAATATTAGATTTAGAACAAAAAGATGCTGAAGCGCAAGCATTAGCAGCAGAAGAAAGAAGTAAAATCAAAGGCCCGGCAAAGTTTGATTTTGGTACTACGTCAGGAATGCAATATACCCCTTCAACTGTATCAATGGCAGCTCAGTTTTTAGTAATAAATAAACAATTAAATAATACATTAAATACCAACAAAGAAAGAGTTAAACAATTAAATGCAGAAATTGAAAATTTGGGTAAAACCTATGATGAAAATGTAACAAAGCCATTAACAGAGGGTACTACCAAAACAAATCAAGGCATTAAAAATACGATTGATTCTGTTAAAGAATTAAATGCAGAATACGAAAATCAAATCGCCATCTTCCATCGCCTTCGTGATGCCCGTATCAAAGCGCAAGGGCAGGGCGCATTGGGTACCATAATGCCGGAAAGAGATAAGGCAAAAGACCTGACTAATCTGAAGCTTACTACCGATGGAAATGCGGCATTGAATCAGGTGTTATTGGCACAATCGGATATAAATGATGAAAATCTAAAAAAACAAGAGTTAGCCAACAATCTTACAAATGTTGCAATAAATAGCTTAAATGGCTTATTTACTGCTATGCAGCAAGGTCAAAGTATGGGCGAGGCATTGGGGAATATGTTTAAAAGATTAGCTATTGACATCGCACTTGCAGCAGCAAAGGCGGCAATATTTCAGGCGATTATGCTTGCATTGCCAGGAGGCGGAGCAGCAGCCGGGGCAGCAGGCGGAGCAGCAGGCGGAGCAGCAAAAGGCGGCGGCTTTCTTAAGCTTTTTGCCAAAGCACTTGGTTTTGGCTTTGCAAATGGCGGCACCGTTTCCGGCCCTAAATCGGGTTATCCTGTAATGCTACACGGAACGGAGCATATTGTAAGGCCTGACCAAATGAGGTCAATAATCGCCTCCGCATCGCAAATGGGAGGGGGAAATAGTAGGGTGATAGTAGAAGGCAGAATATCCGGTCAGGATATTTGGTTAAGTCAGCAAAGGACAAACACATTCAGAGCATTAACAACCTAACATGGCATACGGGAAGAAATACATATTTTCAGCAGTAAGCAAATCAGGATTAACCTATACGGCTGAAATTTGGGAGAATGATTATACCGGTTCAACCTACAACGTAAATACGGGGGCAGATCCCTTTGTTTTAGATTGCCTTGCATCCGGTGATGATCCATTTCAGGCAGTTCTTCCCACAACATTAACTATTCAAGCAGATTTCACGGACTTTGCCGGCCCATTGCCTGACTTCCTTACAACGGATAGTAAAAAGTACTACGTTAAACTATACGCTAACGGAACTACATATTTTGTATGGCAGGGGTTCGTGTTGATGGATACTTTGTCAATTCCATTCACAACGGGCAGAAACTTTGTCAATATCATTTGTGTTGATGGGTTGGCAATACTTAAATCAACACCTTATGGCTTTACAAGTGCTAACATAAATGTTGCAGAGACATTAATACAAATTATTAGAAACTGCCTTGTATCAATCGGTACACCTGAAACTATTTACATTAATAGTGCAGTAAATTTTTACGCTCAATTTCAAAATACTGCACAATCATACCTCCGGCAAACGTATATTTTACCATCCGTTTGGCACAATGCTGACTATACCTATAAATCATGCTATGAAGTTCTTGAAACTATTTGCCAAGCACATGGATTGCAGATATATCAATCAAGCGGTGAGTGGTGGATAACATCGGTAAATGAAAGGGCATCAGATACATTACGGGTATTTAGAACTGACAATTTATTAACTGCTGATACTTTAAGTACGGTGAACATTAACCGGACTATAAGGCCATATCAAAGCGATGCACTAACTCCGTTTTTCTTTATAGAAAATACACAGAACAAAACAATTTCAAAAGGTTATCAATATATTGAACTAACAGGCCCTATTGACTTCCCTGATAATAGTGTAATGAACGGAAACATGGCAATCATTACAAGTGGTGTTCCTGATTTCTTTACACGGACAATAGGTACAAGTGGATCATTTGTTATGAATAGCAATAGCGGTATCAATGGCGCTACCATGATTGCAGGTACTACACAAACTGAACTACAAGCAAATTCATGTGGTGATGTTGGTACAGGCGATATATTGGAAATTAAATACCAAATAAAGGCAGCAGTAACAGGAGCAATGAGGATTGAAATAAAAGTAGATACAGGTTCTACCGTTTACTATTATCAGAAATCCGGAGGTAATTCAATATGGAGTACATCGGCTAATTATTACGATGATGATATTAACGGCACATCACTTGAAAGCAGGACAATCACAACGCTTCCAGTTCCGCAAGGTGGTTTCCTTACTCTTAAATTTAGGGTTCAATCAGGAGGCATAAATGAGGCATTTATAGCCAACATTAAAAAAACTGCAAAGCCATCTATTGTTGATGAGCGCAGGTTATATAATCAGACAACTACCAATCAGTATAAAAAAGAATTGAGTACAAAAATAGGACTTCCATTTCCTGCTGATAGTTCGGTACAAGTGCAAACATTACTCAATCTTGATATTGGAGGCGCACCATTAGGAAACTATCAAAGGTTTGGAGGTAGTGATATTTATGCAAATTTGGGAAACCTTTTATATTCACAGTTATTTAATATCCTGTCAATTCCCCAGGTTAACATATCATTTACCGGATATAATTTGCTCAATCAATCAGGAAATTATATTGTAGGGTTATTGCACAATTTTGGAGTAGTTGACCCGACATCATTTGCAAGTATAAACGCTGCAAGGTTCATCATGGGTTCATGTTCAATTAACTTTACAAAAAATGTGATTTCCGGAACAGCTTTACAAGTATCGAATGCGGTTCTTACTTACACCTTGATTGACACACCTGCAACAACACCAACTCCAATTTGTAAGCAATACACTAATAATACGGCTGCTAACTGGATTGGTTCTTATCAGAGATGCGATGGTATTTGGTTTACTTCGGTAACGGTTGCTCCAGGTGCTTCGGTATGTGCAAGAATTTACACACCTGTACTTATCAGCGGATTAGCTAACTTAACAATGGGTATAAATTGCGTATAATATGACACCAGTAACCGGACAGAAACTAAATGTATATAAATACAATTCGATAGCCAATACCGATACGCTGATTGCGTGTGCAAGAACTTGCACGTTATCAGTATCAGTCAATTCGATGGAGGTAACCAACATCAACTCCGCATGGTTTCAGGAGAGCCGGCCGGACGTGGCTAACTGGTCTATATCCTGCGATGGGCTAATAGTGTTGGATGATTATTCCTACCTCTTTATGTTGCAGTCGCAGCTGGATCGTGAGGTACATTTGGTGAAGTTTGTAATTGACAATGGAACGGCCGGGGGATTGGTAATTGTATCGGGGTTGGTATGGCTACAATCCATAACGCTGACAGGTGCGAATAAGGACATTGCAACGTATCAGGCCACCTTCCAGGGTACCGGCCCGTATTCATTAGCAGGTACAACCATTACACCGGTGGGCGTGTTGATTCAGGGTACTACGGTTCAGGTATTGCAGT